GCGTGCGGCGCGGCGCGGGGATCGTTGGGGTTGTGTGCTTTGCAAGTTGCTGGATCGGATTGATCCGGACCACTGCGAGAAATCAATCGGTCAGTAGGCTCCCTAGCATGGCGGCATGAATGCCATGACCAACAACGCCTCAGCCAGTGACGTGATCCGCTCTCGTGAAGAGTTGGCGTCGTTCTTTCTTGGGCTTGATGCAAAACGTCCTGGTGCATGGATGCAATACGGCTGGCCTGAGACGGTTGGCTTTGAGCAGATGTACCGGGCCTACGAGCGATCTGGCGCAGGCTTTGGTGCCGTTCATCGCTTGGTGGATGGATGCTGGCAAAAGACGCCGCGCATCAAGTCTCCTTGGCAGGACAAGGAAACGCCGTGGGAACGCAAGGTATCCCAGGTCATCAAGTCCATTCGCGGATGGGCCAAGCTGAAAGAGCTTGATCGGCGCAACATGGTGGGCCGATATGCTGGCATGATCTACCGTGTCGCAGACAACAAGCCGCTGAATCAGCCGTTGGATCGGGCTACCAAGCTGGTTGACATCGTGCCAGTCTGGGAAGGCCAGTTGAAGGTCACGAAGTGGCACAGCGACCCAGCAGACGCCGAGCAGTACGGCAAGCCAGCCATGTTCCAGTATCGGCGCCGTGACCTTAGCGCGACTGACAATCAGGGCAAGCCGGACGAGTGGGCTGACGTCCACCCGAGCCGGGTTCAAATCCTGGCCGAGGGCTCGGTGGGTGACATGTTCGAAGGCGTGCCATTGCTTCGCGCAGGGTTCAACCAGTTGGTTGATCTGGAAAAGATCAGCGGCGGGTCTGGCGAATCGTTCCTGAAGAACTCGGCGCGGACCATCGTTTTCGAGTACGACCCAACGGCATCAGTTCAGGCCATCACGCAGGCTGATGGATCGACCAAGTCCGTGCGCGAGGTGCACGAGGATCAGACACGATCACTGAACCGCAATCAGGACTCGTCCATTGTGTTGCAGGGCGGCAAGGCCAGCACGCTGCAAACCCAGACGTCAGACCCAAAGCCATCGTTCGAGGTGGCCGCGAACCTGTTTGCCGCGTCTGTGCGCTTGCCATTCACGGTCCTGTTTGGGCAGCAGACCGGGCGCCTTGCCTCCAACGAGGACAAGGAAGACGCCATTGCTCGCTACAAGGGGCGGCAAGAGAACGAACTGACGCCGATGATCGAAGAGTTTGTTCGGCGTATGCAGGCATGCGGTGTCATCGAGGACGGTGAGTTTGAGGTGGAGTGGCCAGACATTGCGGCGCCATCGGACGAAAAGAAGCTGGACAACCTCAACAAGATGGCCGAGGCGATGCAAAAGGCGTTCAGCGCTGGTTTGGGCCAGCCTTTGTTTGACATCAACGAGCTACGCAAGGCGGCGGGCTATGAAGAGGTCGCCGAAGTCGATATGACTGAGGGCGACCCCTTTGATGACGATCAGCCGTGAAAACTCGCACCAAAAACCCGATCATCCCAGGCAGCAAGAAGGACCGCACCGGGTCGGCTGGCCTGATGCGGCGCGCCGTTGCTGAAATCAATCGCAGGTTCGCGGGTCTTCAGGCTGACGTGCTGGCGACATTCGACAAGATTCGGGTGTATGGCCTAAATGATGCCACCCAGGTGATGTACGGGCTGACGCCCGATGAGTTGGCCGCCGTGTCGACAGCTCTTGGTGAGGCTGTGGATCGGTGGATCAGCGAAGGCGAGAAGACCGCTTACCGGTTCTGGTGGGCCCCGTTCAGCGCCGAGGCTGCACACCTTGGCGCGGCGCAAACGGTTGCGAACTTGAGCGGTCTGGCGCCTTCTTACGCGGCAGCCAGGTCATTGCAGGCCGTTGTCTATTCAGACGCCTATAAAAGCCGGGTGGCTGTGGCCCAGATCAAGAGCTACGACTCGTGGAAGGCACTTGGCGAGCGTGCTAGGGCTGACCTGTCGCAGATCATTGGCCGTGCCGTGGTTGACGGGCAGAGTCCAAAGGCTGCACGCAAGGCCATTGCCGAATCGCTGGACGTGAGCAAATCGCGGGCGATGCTCTATGCCCAAACCGACATCACCGAGACGTTGCGCGAGGCGCGATGGGCGGAGGCGGATTACGCTACCGAGGAATATGGCTTGAACATTGGGCTGCTGTGGACGTCTGCGCTACTTCCTTCGACGCGAGCAAATCATGCCGCTCGAAATGGCAAGGTGTACACATCGGAAGAAGTCCGCAAGTTCTACGGCAAGGATGGGAATCGTTACCGGTGCCACTGCGGGCAGACTGAATGCCTGATCGACAAGGAAGGCAAGCCGATTCTGAGTGATGCCCTCAAGAAGTCGATGCAGGCCGAGCGCCAAGCGTGGGAGAAAGACGCGGCTCCCTAGCATGCGAAAGCATGAAGAAGACCCGCATTCACATCCTGTCGGCAGTAAACGCCGCGAACGTATCAAAGACGTGTGCGGTGCTGTCGATGGGATCGTCATGAACTCGGCGCTCTATCCTGCTGAGGAACTCAAGGCGAGCGCTGCCAGTCTCAATGATCGGCCAGCCCCGGCAGGGCATCCACGAGACAGCAAAGGCCGGGCCATTTCTGCTTTGAATGGCGAGGCGCTGCTAAGTGCCTACATTGGCAGCATCTGCACCAATGCACGTCACGAAGGTGGCCGCACTCTGGTGGACGTCGTCGTCAACGAAGCCCAAGCCAAGGCCCACCCTGATGGTGTGAAGCTGATCGAGCGACTGGACGCAGCCATTACAGGCAACAACGCCGACCCGATCAACGTTAGCACCGGGCTGTGGTGCAAGATGCTCACGGCCAACGGTGAGAGCGGCGGCAAGAGGTACAGCCGCATTGCAACCGGCATCCAGTACGACCATTTGGCGATCTTGCTCAACGAAAAGGGCGCAGGCACACCAGACCAAGGTGTCGGCATGTTCCTGAACGCCGACGGCCAAGAGGTCGAGGTCGAGACGGTCGAGGTCAACGAGCAAGCCATTGACCGTCGCTTTGAAGGCGTCACCGGCTGGATTCGCAAGCTGCTGGGCAACTCTGATTTGTCGTTCGATCAGATCTACGAAGGGCTGCGCGCCGTGTTGCCTGAAGGGTCATGGCCGCGAGAAGTGTTCGCCAAGTATTGCATCTACATGGGCGGCGATGACCGTCTGTACAAGCAGGACTACACGGTCGATTCAGGCGGCTCCGTAGCATTGCTTGGGCAACCTGTGGAAGTGGTCCGCAAGGTCGAGTACGAACCAGTCACCAACAGCAACGAGGTGGACACCGTGAAAGAAAAGATCCTCGCCGCGCTTAATGCAGCCGGCATCAAGACGGAAGGCCTGGACGAGTCCCAGTTGCTGACCGCGTACAACACGTTGGTGAATCAGCCAACGCAAGACAAGCTCAATGCAGCGAACGCGCAGATTGCAACGTTTGAGGCCAACGCCCGCGCAGTCCAAGAGGCTGAAGTGGCGGCGCTGGCTGCTGAGTTGGCCGTCAATAGCGTCCTATCCGTTGATGACCTGAAGAAGCTGGGCGCCGATCGCCTCAAGGAACTGAAGGCCAACGCGCACGCCGCCCCCATCACTGTTGGTGGCGCCAATCCCGGCAAGCAGTCGGAGTTCTCCGGCTACTCGCTCAACTCTTTGATTGACGAAAAGAAGGAGGCCTAAATGCCAAATCGAATTTATAGGGGCCCCGCTGATCGTCAGCCTAAGACCCTGTCAAACCGCACCGTCAACGGTGCACTGTTGCCCGCCACATTCGTGACCGTCAACGCAACACAGTTTTCCCAAGCAACTGCCGTGTCTGGTGGCCGCTTGGCCCTCTTGGCAAACCGTGACTTCTACGGCACCGACTTCAGCAACTCAAACGACCCGTTGCTGACTGCTTACGCAAGCGGTGACACGGGCTGCGCTTACGTTGTTGAGCCTGGCCAAGAGTATCAAGCCGCCATGGCCGCCGCCACCTACACCAACGGCCAAGAGTTGACGGTCGCCGCATCTGGCCGTTTGGCTGCGGCTGTATCCGGCAACGTTGTCGCTGCTTACTACGACGGTGCCACTGGCGCCAAGTCGGCAGGCGACATGGGCGACGTGATCATCGCCCCGTTCTATACCAAGGCTTGATAGGAGGCCCGCATGCTACGTTTTACCCAAGAGCAAGAGCTGGCCGTCAATCAGGCCCGCGAAGCATTCAACCGCACACAGGCCGCTTTGGCCGTCGAACTGGTTGGCAACTCGATTGCCGTGCCTGTCGACGCATGGCGCCGTATCGACTCGCGTGGTGCAATGATCCAGCGCGACGTCCTGAACGTGTTCAACCGTTTGGCTGCTGCTGATACCACCCCGGTTGGTGTTGGTGATCTGGTCAGCTACTACGGCCAAATCAGCGATTCCAACGAAGTGAACGTTTCGATGGATGGCCGAAGCACCGGCAAAGCTGACCAAGCCAACATCAAGTACGTTGGCACCCCTGTCCCCGTGCTGACTTCTGAGGCCCGTTTCGGCTGGCGTCAGATGGAAGTGTTGCGCAAGTCGCCTACGTCGCTGGACACCGCCACCATCGGCAACGCTCAGCGTAAGGTTGCTGAAAAGCTGGAAGACATGGCCTTGAACGGCTTGCCTTCTGCGGTGGTTGGCGGTCAGACCATCTACGGTCTGCGCACGCTGCCACAACGCAACACGGCTACCCATGGCCTGACCCTGGCGTCGTCCACTGGTGCTCAATGGCTGGCAGCTTTCCAAAGCATGTTCAACCAGTTGATCGGTGACAACGCTTACGGCAAGGCTACCGTGTTCATGAACTACGGTGACTGGCTGTATGCCTCGATCAATGATTTTTCTGCGGCTGTACCAGGAAAAACAATCTTGCAGCGTCTGCAAGAGATTCAGCAACTCGCTGAGATCGTGCCAGCCTCCAAGGTGCCAGCAAACGAAATCATCGGTGTGGCAGGACTGCAAACCGGCGAGTGGGGCACCATCTTGTCGGCAATGCCTCTGGTCACTCGTCCGAAGGCTCGCCACAACGCCGAGGATGACTATGCATTTGGCGTGATTGCGATGGCTGCACCTCAGTTGAAGGCTGACTTCGATGGTCGTGCGCAGATCGCTCACATCACTCAAGCCTGATAAGGGTGCGCCATGAAAGTGCGAATTGACGTACTGAAGGCGCCTTGGCCCTCCGGGGCCAAGGTTGGCGACGTGGTCGTGGTTGAGCGCATCAGCCCAGCATTCGTCGGCAAGTGCTCGCCTGTTTCTGACGACGAGCCCGTGACTGCCTCGTTTGCTGATGCCGAGTTCGTGGTTCAGCAGGTGGCCGAAGGCGAAGGTGCCACATCGGAAGAAGTCGCCCAGGCTGTTGCAGAAGCTGGCGACGTGGTCGTGGTTGAGCAACCCGCCAAGACCAAAGGCAAGGCCAAGTAATGATCACGAGCACGCAGGCTTCCCAGTACCTTGACCAGGCGCTTGGAATCAGCCTGCCTGCTTTTGTGGTTGATGCGGCCATCGCAAAGGTTCAGCAGGCCGAAGCCGCAATGGTTGAGGCTGGGTACAGTGATCCTGACAAGGTCATGATTCAGTGCTTGGCGGTGGCCCTTGTGGCCGCTGCTGGTGGGCCTCGCAGGATTCAAAGCCAGGGGGCGGCCTCTGGTGCCTCTCGCTCATTCAAAAACATGGATGACGATCTTTCGTCTCTGCGTCGATCTCTTGCAAGTCTGGATACGTCATCGACGGTTGCTGACATCGTCGGTCCAGACCCGCGAGCGCCAACGGTGTTCATGGTCGTGTGAATGAGCCCGCCAAGTGCGGGCTTTTTTATGGCTCCCTAGCATCCATTGACATTGATAGCAAAGTTGATGGAGCCAAGGCATGGCCGATATTTCCCAAGGCAACCGCGCCGAACTGATCCTTACCCCTGGCGATGTGTACCGCGTCAGCACTGGCGGCACCGCTACCGTTGAGGCCGTGTACGGCGCACCAGCAGGCACAACCACCGTCACAGCATCCACGAAGGATTTCGGCCCCTATGCGGCAAATGCCAAGCTGATCGTGCGGGCCGTGACTGGCTCGTGCTCATACGGTATTAACCAGGCCGTGCAGCTCATGGCGCGCAGTGGTTCGCTTGACGATGCGAGCCGGGCGGCTTTGGGAAATAGCGGATTCGTTGGTTCTATTCAACCGGCCGGTATGGTTCGTGCACGCATGGTGAACAATGTTGGTTTTTCTGCGATTGACACAAGTAGCTTTCGCCAGATATTCCATATCCCAACAACTGGACTAGTGGCTGTGCGTGCTGGCGTTGAGACAGACTCGACCACACCAGTAAACAGATCGCATGCATTTGCGTCTGGTCGCTCAATAGTCGACACAAACCCTATTGGGTCTGATAGTAGTCCGGCTGCCTGGCAGACAACCACAGCATTTGCTCCATCTGCATCTCAGGCCACTCAGGCAACGGACGGCGCACACGGTGTCGGCGTGTCTGGGTGGGTTGTCCTGAATGTCGTCCCGCAAATTGACGATGCTACTGGCGGAGGTTACGTGTACGTTGGTACGCGACTGGCATCTAACGAGCGTGGGATTGTAGGTAATGGCTCAAGGCCGACAAGCGCCTGGGGAGATGTGGTCAATGCGCTATTGCCATCAGTCAAATATCGTCAGTTCCACCATTCGGGGGCTGATTACGTCACGACGAACCAGAATGCAATGCCAGCAAAGGCGGCAGATACCTATTACTCCGGATCATCCTGGCTTGACTACGTGCCGATCAAAAGAACGATCTGGGGCGTCAACATCGGAGATTCGACCAGTCAAGCGCTTGGAGACGCTACGGCAGCGCAGCCATATAACTACAACTGGGCTCACGTTGCGGCAAGCGATCTGATCAGTTCTGGTGTGGCCATACACATTTCAAATTTTGGCTACGAAGGAAGGCCAGTCGCTTATTACCTGGGCGACCCAGGCGCATCCACAGGACGACTTTCGCTGATGCTTGCTGATGCTGATTTCCGCCCATCGTTCGTGGTCATTCAGCCTTTCAGCATCAATGACACAGGGTTTGATCAAGCCAAGATTGATGCGGGCATGAAGTCTGCGATCCTGATGTGCAAGAAGTTGCGCGAGCTAGGGATTGTGCCAATCCTAAGAACCGTTATTCCAGCTGCCTCCGGAGTCGGTGCGGCCAACACACGTCGCGTCACTGCGAACAACATGATCAGGGCATCTGGTGAGGTTGTATTCGACATTGATGCCATCGTTTCGACTGCGGCTGGTGACGCAATCAAGTCGGAATACACAGCAGATGGCACGCATCTGAATAAATTAGGAAATGACACGGCAGCCAGGTCATTGAGCCACGGCTTCATTAAAACATTGATGAGGCTGATGGGCTAATGAAACCCAAATACCTCCGCTTCGAGCAGTTGGAGGTATTTCGCCCAATGCCGGTGACGCAGCAAATGCGAGAGCGAATCAGGCAAGAGGCGCAGAAGGCCAAGGAGTTGGCTGAAGATGTTGGAGTGATTCAGCAAGAGCGGGTCAACTATGAAAGCAAGAGCTATGGCGTTTGAAGCTGGGGCAG